AGGGAGGCCCATCAGATCGGCGGAAACCGTAGAAAACGAGGGGCTTTTCGCATGAACGAACAGCAGTTGCTTGCCAGGCAGCCGAGCAGGTTGATACCAGTAGTAGGTAAGGCCCTTCCAGACAAAAGACCATGTGCGCCAAGATGAATCCGAAATCGTCTCGAAAACTGTAGGCTCTGTTATCACAAAGCCTACGCTGGCTGCCGTCCAATACGGCAAGTCTACCACAGGGATAACCTTCGCCTTCACCGTGACAGTGTTCCCATCGATTGTGGCAGACACCCACTCGTCCAGTTGCCGAAACGAAAGGCCTTCAATGAAAGCAAAGACAGCCATTATCTTTTTATGATATAGTGCTGGTAGTACTGTTTCGCAAGTTCGAAAGAGTCCTCTATCCGGTCGGCCCGGTAAAACGCCCCTCCAAGCAAAGCGGCCGCCCCACGGAGCGGGCCGGGTTGGCTCGCTATATCCGGGTATCCAGCCCGATACTCAACACGAACCGACATCATCCCATCGTAGAGGGTAGGCCAAATCTCGCCTGCGCGCAACTCAATCCGCGCTAAAGGGCTAATCTTATCAACACGATAGAGCGAATTATCCAGTTCGACCCACTCCCCATCAGAAGAAAAGTATTCAACCAAAAACACCTCAATTACAGGTGCCTTGCATAGTTCAATTACCCGCAAGAACTGCCCGGCCGCATTTTTGGGCCAGCCATCCCAATACTCCAAAAAACCAGTAGAAACCATCACCCGCCCGGTGGCATTCTGTAAGAATTCCCGAGCGCCATACAATGCTCCGAGGATGATCTCATCATCCTCGCTCTGATCAGCCGGGACATTCAGATACAGTTTGAAACTGGCAAGCAGGGCAGCCTGCTCAGAAGCCAGATCCGGCGGGGTGATGATCTCTACGCGGTTCATTTCTCAGGAGGTGCCGGAGGTGCAGGGACTTCCGAGGCATCAAGCGCGACAACTACGCCCTCGCGCATTGCCTTCTTCGCCGTAGCCTCGTCAATTTGGGCGATATCGCCTTCATGATAGGCCAGCCCAACAATAGGGCCGGGCTTCATAAATTTTACCCAGACAGTCTTTGCCATAGCAGTATTTTACAGTTAGAGATCGGATGAAATTACTTACGCCACCAACGCATCCAGCATAGCAGCAAAGGACTGCGCGTTGCGGACACCAACGTCCATAAAAGCGTTCGCGATGATGCGATAGGAACCTGTAGTTGCAAGGGTATAGGGATCCAAGACAATCTCTACCCCACCCCAGTAGGCCATGATCAACTCTTGCCAGTTTCCAAAAAGCAAAGCATGGCAAATACCCGAAGAAGTTCCCTTCGTGAGCGTCGAAGGCACCAAGGTGCTCGTGGCCGCCTTGTAACCGTTCACCATGCCGTTACCGTCGTTCATCCCCTCCCAGATGAAGCCGTTGCCCGCCACATCGCGTTTGACCTGCTTGAGCACACCTGCTACTTGCGGAGTAGTCAGGTAGCCAAGTTTGCCGCGAAGTGCGTTATCTATAGCCACCTCCGTTTCGAGGCCCACGATGTGTGCCCATGCTGGAATAAGACCGTTAGTGCCACCATCCACAGAACCAATGCCGGCCGTGGCCGTAATGCCAGTCGGCTGGCTGCCAGTGCCAGTGCCTTGAATCGCGTAGCGCTCTTGCAGTTGCGAAAGAACAAGCCGGAGATCTTCTCGAAGCCAGTTTTCCACACTGGTATCGGACTGCCGAATAAGTTGTAGGCTGAATTCCGTGTACGCACCCTGCCGCTTAGGGCTAAGGGTGAGTTGCTGCAGCGTCTGTTGGCTCTCGGTGATCGCGCCTTGCTCCGAGACCGGATAACCAGTAGCGCGGGCAGATTGCCGGGGGAAAGTCAGGTTGCCCTGCAGACCAGTCAGCACGCGCGCGCCAAGACGCACAAGGGGCGTTTCAGGGTCAAGGAACCCGATCATCTCGCCGTTCTGGGTAGAGACCAGAAATCCCCCCGCAGTCGTAGTGCCAACCACCAGATCGCGCTTTTCAGTGCGCGTGTTCGGATTGTGCGCTCGGTAGGCAATCATCTGCGGCAGCATAAACCCGTTAGGGTCGAAGTCCGAAATTTCCGCATTCCGGGCTTCCGTGTGACCCTCCTGAGCCATCTCGCCCTCAATGCCATCCATTTTTTCGAGTTGGCCAGAGGCGTTCCTAATCCCATACTTCGCGCGAATCGCGCGGAGAAGGGAAAAAGAGCGGGCCGCATTTTCCGGCTTGTCGCCAGTCTCAGGTACATAGGCCGGAGCCTGAGCAGCACGAGACTCGACCTCGGAAGCATCAAGGATGCGCTGCTCGGTCGCCTCGTGCTGCTCAACGCTGCGCTTTGCAGCATCGAACGCCGGGCCATCGGTAGCCTCGGCCCATTCCGAAGTGCCAAGTTTCCCGGCAAGTGCCTGAAGAACCTGCCGCGCCTGTGCAGTAGCCTCGCGGGCCGCGCGTAGCTGTTCAGAGGTGGGTTTTTTCATAGTAAGAATTGTGTGAGAGTGAAAATGAACACTACCGCAAAAGGCGGCGGGCATCTAAAGTGCGCTTGATAAAAAGAGGATCGGGAGTGTCTACCTGAGCAATCAAATCAATAGTGCGGGCCATGGCGCTCGTGCCGGGATAAGCCGGAAGCCGTACGGGGCCGAACTCTAAGACCCGAGGAAATTTTCGAATAGTAACATGCAGGACACCATCAGGCCCATCCTCAACCTCATAGCAATCATCAGGAAGCCCAGGAAACTGAAAACTGCTGCCTTTCGCATTGCCGCGAAGAATGCGCTGCAGCGTAGTGACGTGAACAGGATCCAAAGGGTCGTGATCATACTCGTACCAAGCCCCCCGCTCATTAATTCCATACCGAAGGGTAGGCGCAGAGGCAAGAAATTGAGCATCGGAGTGGTCGAAGCAGCAACACACATCCGAGAAGTCGGTCTGGTCAAACGCGCCGGGAGTAATAGACTCGGTGAATCGAACACCCTTTGCAGTGCGCATTTCGCGGCTGCGGCTATTATAGAGGGCCCAGTAGCCAAACACTACCCTACCACCTCCGTCCAGACTGCGGATTTCAGGGGCAAAATCTGAGTACAATACCTCACCGAGGGGCTGGTGCTTCTTTTCCATCGCTATCGGATTGCCCCGACGGGGCGTTTTTGTCAGAGAGTTCTTTCGCCGCATCCTCTGCGGCTTTTGCGTTTGCCTCGGCCTCCCCCTTCGCACTCAAGTATTTCGCCATGGCCACCTCGAGCACATTTTCGAGAGGCACTTGGTTTATATCAGTCAAGAGTTGGTCGCCGCCAGCAACCTCCTCAAGCCCAAGTCGCTTGCGCGCTTCATTCGGGGTCATTATTGTACTCGAAACCAGCGTGGCAAGCACCTTCGCCTCAGCCTCGCGGTCAAGTTCCAAATACATGGATAAGTCGAACTCGAAATAGTAACGGCCGTGCTCGCTTAGGTAGAAGAGTTTCCGGGTAAACTCCTCCTGCAACCGCTCCACCCACGGCCGAAGGCAATGCGTCAGGAAGTCCTTGCTGCGCTGTACACCAGCACCATAGGTGCCACCATTCTCGATGCCCAACATCTCCAGCGGAACCTTCGTCAACCGCGCCACGTCTGCTACCCCAAGGTGGGCAAGTTGCTCAAGGCCCGCCTCAACCGGAGACCATTGCAGGTACTGTATCTTCTGCCCCTTACCCAAAAACAGGGGGACACCAGCATTCACACTCCCGCTATACTGAGACTCAAAATTCTGACGGGCCAACTTCAAATCCTCCCAGGTCAGGTCATCCTCACTTGTAATAGCCAGACTGGGCCGAGCCTGCTGCCCCATCATCGCGGCCGTGAACTGATTGCGGGCTATCGCGGTGCCATGTATGTCAGTATGAAGAAGTCCAGTAGAAAGCCCTGTTATCGCATCCAGGCTTAGGCCCTTCACATGTATCATGTCGCTGGGTGGAATCAGGGCACTTATCGAACGGCCAGCAATAGTGCCACATATCCGATACGAAAGGCCCCCATTCGGAGCATACTCAACCACCACACAGGAAGACGGAATATGCTCCACATAAACAGGCCGCAGACTCACCGGATCCCTCCATATGCGAGCATACCCATTTCCGTGGCATGCGTTTGTCAGAAGTGCCGCGAGCAAATCATGCCAAGAGTAGAAAGGATGTGGCTCGTGGGCCAATAACTCAGCCACCGGGTGACTGGTCACCTCTTGCACCCGGCCCGACATGCTACGCTTTACTTTCCGATCCAGCATTGCTACGCCCTCGGAGATGTATCTGACAGCCGAGTACCATGCCGAATTGCTCAGCACGGTAAAATCCGTTACAGCAACATCGGCCTTTGTGGGCCGTCCAAAGGCAAAAAACGACCAGTAAGAAGGGTCTGCGAGGTAGGTGCGCTTCTCCATCGGAGCCTCCTGAGCCACGCGCACTTGCGGAGCCGCTGCTGAGGAGGCAAAAAAGGCAGGAAGGAGAGCGTCTAAAAGCATGTGCCACAGATGTAGCACAAATGTGAGAGCAGTGTAGGCCAGCAGCCAAGCAAACTGTTGAACTGCTATTTAGCCGGGCGCAAAATCGCCCGCTGAGTACCACGCCCTTTTGCTGTGCTGAAGGATCGGTAGGTAGAGTAACGTCGTAGCCCATGCCGCGCACGAAGTTCGCTCTCAACCGAATTTAGAGCGTCGCGCATCGGATGCCGACTGTCTGGGTTGTCCTGCACACACTCCCAAAAACGCGACATGTAGCCCTTATTTGTCGTCAGATCCATCAGTAGTGTAAAGCCAGGATAGTTTACGGGGTGATATTTCAAAAATCATGCGCATCATGATCATGTCAAAGTAATCTGGGCTGCGCCCGATCTCAGCAATCACCTCCTCCTTTGACGTAATCGTCAGTTTCCCGTTAGCGTTCTGGCCAGTCTTCTTGTGCGCCTCAAACTCCTCAATTATCATCTCCCGCTCAGTCTGCCCTACCCAATCAAGGAACATGCGAGACTCCTCAACCACCTTGGCAAGCGCGAAAGAGCACTGTACGCGAAGGTTAGCATAATCCAATTTGACACCATCCTCTTCAATAGGCCGAGACTGAGACCTGAAATCATAGGCCGACCGGAAAAAACCCTTCAGGAAGTTGCCGACCCCATTAGCGTCAAAACAAATGTTCGCGCCAGGGACAGACCAGTCTTTTGCCAGTCGCTCCATCACCTCCCAGATCATCCGGCCGTCAGACTTGCCGTAGGAGTAGATTCTTAGGAGCCGAAAACCATCCCAGATTCCAACACGAAAATGATCACTGCCATCCATAGCGATATCTGCCGTCATGTACCGCTTCCCCGTGCCTTGCACGAAGGAGTTGGTAAAAAGATCATTCAGTTTTTCATACCTAAATAGATCGTTTTCACCTTCGGAATCATACCAGCAACCTCTCAGGAGGCGGGTGCCATGCGTCCTGTCTTGTGCAAGAAGGTTGCCCTCGTAGGCGGGATCCTTCTCGGTTAGGGCAAAATTGTCGGAAAGGGTGCCGGGAACAAAAGTTACCGACTTAACAAGTTCCACCCGGAAACGCTGGCGACCCTCTTCAGGAAGGCTCGCAATAGCCTCATCAGGGGTATCACCCCAGTAGGAATTGTCATTCCACCGAGCCAGATATCTCAAAACCCCAGCCCGCTCAGGGCGTGGCATACCACGCAGATGTTCAACCTCGTAGTCATCAGGGTAAATCCACCACTCTATTAGCCGCTTCACCCAACCACTTGTTTGCGGGTTTGTAGTAGCCCGCACGTAAGGCTTCACGCCACACGCCGAGCGGTTGCGGCCAACGAGATACCAGAACTGGCCCGACGTGAAGTGTATCAACTCGTCAAAGCCCAATAAAGCAATCTGGGAGCCATCCCAGTCCAACTTGGTATGCTCGTGCTCAAGGTGCGAGAAAAGAAGGGTGGCCCCACTGGGGAACTTCCACCTCGGTGGAGCCTCAGTAGCCTGCGGGGCCTCATCCGCATCGTTACGAAGGCCAGAGTAAATCTCCTTGCTAGTATCCCAAAGCCCGCCAGAGTTCTTCACCTGCACAGTAGTGCGACGAAAAATAACAGCGCGAAAGCCAGGGACTCCAGCATGCCGAAGAGGCTCTAACAATAAAGCAAAGGATTTACCAGCACCAGCAGAACCACCACCGATCGCAATATCTGCGGGGCTCGAAAGAAACATGGCCTGGAAACCGGGCTGAGGAATAATGTGCTGACGGGTCATCGGCCGTTATCGGGCAGGATCGCCACGAACCCACCACCAGCATTTAGTGTAGCCTTCAGTTCTTTCTGCCTCGGAAGCACGTAGGGCAGAAGAGAAATGTAGGTGCGGCAAAAAGCCTCATCGTCCAGCCGTGAAAGCCGATGCTGGAACTCTCCCGCATTATCCGAAAGAATAGACTGCACAGCCTCCCGCGTAAGCAAAGTGACCTTATTGGTGCCACCCTTCTGACGCCCACCGGTCTTGTTGCGTCCTTTTTTAAAGGCCATAGGATGTTTTTTTTTACGAAGATAGTATGTTCTCACACATCTTAGGCCAAAACAAAAAAAAGCCGCCAGACGATTGCTCGGCTGACGGCGTAACCCCAAAAAACCAAATGAAAACGGTGACAAAGATAGGTAACTGATCTTACCCGTCAAGGAGTGCGGGCAAGCGGTTGTTCGCTGCAAGTAATCAAAAATAACGCATGGCATGATTGCGAAAAATATCAACTAATTGGTCAGATAAATTAAACCTTTTTTGGTTGATTTCAATAGATTTTTCAATATTGCCGGTATCCTGACGCTCTGTTGCTGCCTTCCAATCCACAAACATTTCAAATAAATCAAATAAATCCATACCATTAACCCCATTTTCATAATGTTCTGGGTGATGTGAATTTTCCGCATAATGATTATCAAGTGCAGGTTTTAACCCTTTCAACATTTCAAAATATTCAGGCGTTCCGTATGTTGAGCCTTTCAATTTTGGCGTATATTCGTCAAGTAATTCTTTTTCGGGAGATTTTAGCTTGGAATTATCGTGAACATTTGCACGTCTAATTAACTCACTTGCACCCTCTGTTAATAACTGATTGACACGTTTGATATGTAAAAGTGTGTCGCATGCAGAATCATACGAAAGGTGCATCTTTTTTTGAATTTCATTCATTTTTACTAAAAATACTGAGTGGGTACTCGCCACCACTCAAAGTTAAAAAAATGAAAAAAAGCCAGCAGCGAACAAGGCATCACCGCCAACTCGCTGCAAACCCAACGCTCGACCCTCAACGCAGCGAGTATGCGGTGATGCGACCGTTACCCCGGAGCCGATTCGCCGCGGGGCTTGAAGAGTGAAAGAAACTGGGTGTATGATTCTATGACCGTCGCCCGGCCACCAGATTCCCGAATGGCCTGAAGAAAGTCGCGCTGGTCATCTGACAACCTATCGGAGCCAATCTTGACCTCGAGGGCAACGAACTTCCCCGTTGCCACATGCACCCCAATTATGTCCGCCACCCCCTTCCGTGCGTGCGGAACCCTCCTCCAAGACTTTGCTATCGCGGCCTCTACGGCCTGCTTCACCTGAGCCTGGCTGGTCTTGCAGTTGCGTAGGGTCAACACCAGTTCTGTCAGCCGGCCAACAGCGTGGTCAGCGTCAAACCGTCCGTTATTCGGCTGGTGCCAAACAAAAAAACCGTTCTGATTCAGGTGGGTCACCACCCTGCCGATGAGGTCAAACTGGGCTGATTTCTTGTCCATGTTCTACGATTTGAAGCCGGAAGCCGGAAAGCAATTTCATTGTCCCATTACTCAAGCAGGTTTCAATCAATGCCGCCGCTTGCCGCCGTGTGCACCCGTAGCCTCGCTCAACCTCATTGAGCATGCACCCAAAAGGCAACGGGCTGCGGGTGCACACATTCTTGAAAATCTGCGAGGCTCGCAGAGAATCAGGGCGATCAAAATCGGAGGGTGCAATCACGCTGCAGCGGCTTGGGGCTCATCCTCGAAATTCAAACTGGTTTGGCGCCCAATCCCAGCCTCGTCTCTATACTTGTCCAGGCGAGACAAGCATTCGTCTCTCGATGCCTGACAGGCCTCGACAAGTGCCTCCTGTATTTCAGGCCCAAACTCGTGCACAAGTGTCAGAACGGGCTGAACCTTGTAGGTAAGCCGCTCGTAATTAACCGAGCACTTGACGTACAATTTCACATCAGAGCCATCGACAAGCATTTCCGTTCGGAAGGTTTCTTTTTCGCGAATGGTGGTAGGTGACATAGCAATATAGTTGAGAGTGAAAAGTCAAGGAAAAACGGCCCCACCTTCCGGCTGAGCCGAGAATATAATCTCATGAAGTACCAAACGGATGAGCCGCCTTTGCGGCCCAATTTTTTACGGCAATGCGCTGGGCCATCAATTTTGATTTCCCTTCGATGTCCCTTAGGATTTCGGCGGCCTCTCGCCGCTGCTTCGAAGTTGCGGCCACCGCCATGGCTTTGCGGTGCAAAGCCTCAAGCATCTCACGGCCTTGGGCCACAAGGGCCCATTTTTCTGGGGCCGAAAGGGATATCACCCCCCGCTGTTCAAGTATACGGTAGTCATAAACAGTCACATCATCTACGGTCAACTCACGTCCGCTCAGGGCCGCAATCCGAGCATCTATCCAGACCTGCTGTTCTGCAAGCCCTTCTGCTGTAGACCAGTAGTCTCGAGCACGCTGCTGCGCCTCTTCAATCTGCTGCTCTCGCTCCTTACGAGCAAGGGCCTGCACCACCCTGCTGCGATAATCCAGGTAAGCGTGCAGCACCGTGCCCAAGATGACAATCGTAAAATGGCCATAATAGGCCTTCATGTTGATGTCCCCCAATTCGCCCGCTGCTGCGAGCCGAAACGCCTCACGAACCTCATCAACCCCGATCCCGCCGAAACGGGTGGTGACAAACTCAATCGCCTCATCCATCAGCTCATCCGACACCTCATGGGCGCCAGAGTAGTGCTGGGCGCAATAAGCCAATTCGTCACCCAAGCAGGTCATCGCAAGCGGGCCCTGCTGGGCTACCTGCCTGCGGATGGAGAGCCGAAGGCCCTGCTGAACGGCCTTGGCCGTCCGAGGGCTACACTCCGGAATTTGCCCAACGGGCAGCAACTCGCGCAGCTGAGGCTGCGGCACGAGCGGCACGGTCGGCGGTTGTGGTGTTCCCTGTGAGAGGGTTCGTAAGGATTGCGGTTGGGTCTGCATTCGTGGCGGGTTTTACGGTTACCAGTTTTGACTTGCGCTGATCGTCCTTCGCAAATTGGGCAGCGGTCGCCACCCAGTCACAAGAGGTCGCCCCCTTAGTGGCCGACCAGTCCCGAACTCGTGAAAAATACCAGGCCGAATCAATATCATTCATTCCGCTTGCGGTGGCGAGCGCGGTGGCCCATTGTTGGGGCGAAGCCCCGGCCCACTCCGATTCAGAAAAAAGGCGCGGGGCGCGCCCCCCTGAAGGTTTAGATGTGCCCCTGATCTTAGAAGAATCTTTCTTTAATTGGGCCGGGCCAACACTATCAACATTATAAGGGGATACATCACTATATACATGTGTCTCATTTTGGGACACCCTGTGTCTCATTTTGAGATAGCGGGGTGTCTCATTTTGAGACAATGGGTGTCTCATTTTGAGAAGGTGTTCGGGTGTCTCATTTTGAGACAATGGGGGTCTCATTTTGAGAAGGTGTTCGGGGGTCTCATTTTGAGAAGGTTCTAACCGACTATCAATCAGTGCTTTCCAGTCCTCACCATAATTCCATGCATCAAACACCGCGCCGGTAGAATACAAGTTAGTGCCGCCGCTCTGCGAGAACATAGACACCCAACCAGAGATGCAGAGTTCATTCAGCCAACGGTTTATAGAAGACCGCTTCAGATACGGATACTTGAAAGACAGGCTGTTTAGGCTCTCCCTTACCCAATACCGACCATTCACATAGAATGCTTCGATCCCCCGCCTACGGTTCTCCTCACACCAGTAGGATATATTTTTTAATAGGATAGCCTTCTCGACCCCAACAATTACGGCAAGTTCCCAGTCAAAGGAATGTTCTCGATTAGACTTCATGTCGGATAGCAATAGGTTACAGGTGGACAGAGACTGCAAAGGCGGGAATCAGTTAAAGTCTGAAGCCTGGACGAATCGCTCCCCTTGGTTGCGAAATCGGGCGACCTCATGCCAAGAGTACTCTCTCGAGACATTTGGCTGTGGCCTCACAGGATTTGGGTTGTGCGCATCGTGCCGACGCGCAAAGTCAACAGCCTCTTTGCTTTGGTAGAGCGGACTTCCATCCCGGTCATACCCAACAACGACCATATTCTCCTTCATATAAGGTTGTATTTGTGGGCAGCGTACCAAACCAGCCCGGTAAAAAAGGCGGAAAACAGAAGGTACTGGGGAGTCTTCCGAGTGAAATAGCCTACTCCGAGGGTGCCAAGCACCCAATACGAGAATAGATCAGGTCGCCGATAGAACAGTAGGAGACCAATGGCCCACCAGACAACCCCAAATCCGTATGGATCGAGATCAAAGGGAGTGCCTTCGCCCCAGGTCTTTGTTTCGGAGGCTTGAGCCGATTCTTCGATGGGCTGACGTTTGCGGCGTACATCACCGGGGCGACGAGTCGGACGGCGCAGAGTGCGCACGTTTTTTCTTTCCCAGTCGGCGGCGCGGCGTTCGCGCTCGGCCCGGGAGAGGAATCGATCGGAGCGAGGGATATCACCGAGACCTTCTTCCCAAAACGGACGCTGCCCATCTTGGAATCCGAAGCGGAGAATGGTGGGGGGGGTGGGGGTGCAGGGATCATGATTCATTTTTAGAATCGGCCAAGGAGACGATCCTCCTGGCCATGTCGACTATGTGTGAAAGTTGTGTGTCAAAATTCTCAAGGCCAGCGGCTTTAGCCGAAGCGGCGGGCCTGCCTTTTTCCGCAGAAAACCGGATGACCTTAGTAATCGGCCATCCCAAAGCCACAGACAGTGCCGAATAAATCTCGTATTCAGTCTTCGAAACACGAAGACCAACCCAGTGGTCGAGTTTTTCCTTGTCCTCCATTATCTTAGTGTGAAATTGTTACACAAAGATAGCATATTGCATAAATACGGTGCAATATTTGTGTAAAAAAAAAACAAAAAAAACATGGAACAGACACTTACTCTCGACCCAGAAGATGCCATAAAGCACCTGATGGAAAGGGGCTACACAGTCCAAACCATCGCTGACCGACTCGAAATGAGTAGGGACTACTTCAACAACACCCGCAGAAACCATGTACCTCACAAAAGAAGAAGTCAAAGCGATAGAGGAGTTCAACGCAGATGGCCCACTCGAAAAAGCCAAAGACCTCTTTCTTCTCGGAATCTACACCGGCCAAAGGCAATCCGACTGGCGCAAAGCAGACTGGACAAGAATAAAGACAATCGGAAGCACCAAGGTGCTGGTGATCACACAGCAGAAAACAGCGCAGATAGCCGCCCTACCAGTTTCGCCAAAACTCGAAAAACTACTACACAAATACAGTGGAGGATGGCCCAGTCTATCAATTCAAAAATTAAATCGGAGAATCAAAGAGTTATGCAAAAAGGCCGGAATAGATCACACCGTTACAATCACAGAACACAGAGGCGGAAAAGCCACCGAGTTGACAGGCAAAAAATATGAGTTTATTAGCAGCCACACAGCCAGACGCACCTTCGCAACAAACGCGATTCTCGCAGGGATCCCAGCGAGCGAAGTCATGAAGTTTACAGGGCACCGGACACTGTCTGCCTTTATGCAGTACATCCGAACAACAGCACAGGAGGCCGCAATCCTGTACGCAGAACATCCTTTCTTTTCTTGATTTGGGCGCGTCCCTACGGCTTCCAGCAGTGCGGCGTCGGTCGGGGCATTCCGGTCACTGCGTTCCCTACATATACCCCTCCGTCCTTGCACCGCTTCCAGCCTACGGGTCGGGCTGCTGCGGGTTCCGCTTCGCTACAGCCCTCCGGGCCAAGCCCTTCGCATCCCTCGCGCAATTACACGACGCGGCGGGGAAGTCTTGCGGCCTCTGTTCAGCGGCACCGTCTCGCCGCAGCCACCCCCGCCCCAACCCACCCTCAATGCGGTGCTTCGCCGTCTTTCTGCGCTGCGCTGGCGCAAACGCGCGAGCCAAAGGCCCACCCAACCCCGCAAAGACGCAACACGGAAGCCCCCGCTAAACACAATGCCCCCACACACATGCCCCCTCTCTGCAGTCGCGGCCCGCCCCTCGGCTCGCGCAGTGCGCCCAGGGTGCTGCAGTCTCCCGGCCAAACCCGCAAAAGGCAAACCCACGGCCAAGCACGAGGCCGCAGCACACTGGGGCCCGCAGCGTTTGGTTTTCCTGGGGCAGGGGCCGGGCCGCGCCGCCCTCTCCCCCTGCTCCCTCACAGTGCCCCCGCGCTCAGTTCGGCGGCGGCTCCGCCGCCCCGTTTTAGTGTGGCGAGGCCAGTTTTCCACATTATTTTATTTGGCTTGTTGGTTGTATTCGATTGGTATTCAGGCGCTTATGTTTTATCTTGTGACCGTTTCGGGGGTTCCCCTATTGCTTTTATGGTACCTGCTACTTTCCGCGTTGTTGGTTTCTCTGGGTCCCGCCGCTGCCCCGCAGCGGTCGCAGCGGCACTATCTGTTGTGCCGCAGTTCTCGGGTCTCCCTGCCTTCGTCGGGTGCGCGTCCGGCGTAGATGCTGCCGTTTCTGCAGCCTTGCCCTCTGCCCGCGTGTTTCGCGCTTCCTCGCAGCATCCGGCCGCCCTTGCGCAGCGGTCGGCGGCTCTGGTACAGGCCGTCGCGGCAGGGGGCGGGCTGCTCGTCGTCTGCCCGGCAGCGGGGCAGCCCTGCCCGGCTGGCGTGCGGCCAGGTGCCGCATTTTCGGGGGGAGGCTCTGGGTCTTGGGCCTCTTGCGCGCTCGCTGTCCAGCACGGCGCGGCTGTGCTGGTATGGTCCTCCACCCTGCCAGCGTGGCTCGCCTCGGCCGGCTATTCGCCGGCCCCAGGCTGGTGGTATCGCCCGGCTGCTCACGCAGCCCCTACCCTGTTCGGGTAGGCACATACAGGAAAAGCCCCCGCCGTTTCGCACGGTGGAGGCTTTCCTTATTTCGTTGTATATCAGTGAGTTATCAACATTTCGGAGGTGTTTTTTGTGGAAAAAAAAAGGGAGGAATTGTTGCACAACTTTCACACATTGGGCTATATTTGTGTAACAATTTAAAGCAACACGATATGGCATTCGCTATCCACTTTATAACAGCCTCGATTGCTATTGAGACTTCTCTAAACCTTCCAGACGGCCCCCCTATAGAAAAGGGCCTCGTGCAGCGCATAACATTCTTAAATAAGAGCCGCACAGGGCACAGGCAAGTACATCTACCTAATAGATGTGTCCGTGCAGGTTTGGGACGAAGATGCATTAGAGGCGGAATTAAATGAGATAGAATGCGCCTGGGAGGCGCACCAGTTATCATTTCTCGAGGAAGGATTATGAAAGCGCAGCGGATAGAAGCCTACTGGGGCGGCTACAAGGTGGCCGCTCTGGTGGCCAGAAACCCATACTACGGTATGGATTTATGGAATAAAGAATACAGCCCATACGAAGAGCCTTTCGAAGTAGAAAGCATGCGCGCATGGGACGAGGAGGAGGAGGAGGTGTGGGAAGAGGACACAGGCGCACACATCTGGGGAGAACTGCAAACCGCCCTAATAGACATGTTCTGCGAAATGCAGCAAGAACCAGATCCAGAGTTCCACTACGCATAGGGCATTGCCCTTAAACCACCCACAACAAGTATGAAAAAGCACCTATTGGTGGTATTAGCCGCCCTGCTATCGGCATGCGCCACAAGAATAACAACAGCAACAAGCCCAGACCCTTTTGCAGCAAATGCAATACTATCGGGAAGGGGCGGAGGCATTATGGACGGGGGAAAACAGATCGGCACCGCAAAAGTTACCCAGCAGAAAGGGGCTGTATTCTGGAGGATAACAATAGAAACCCAGGAGCAAATATTGGTCGTGTCGGCTGACGGAGCAACAGTTAAAGCCTTCACCGAGAAACAAGGAAAGCACTGGTTACACACATTCCCAAGCCCTAAAAAGATAAAAAAAATCGGAATCTACTACCAATAACTCTCACCCGTGGGGCGGCTAAATGCCACCCCGCACAAAAAAAACGACAATGACGATACAACAAGCATTGCTGGAACTCGCCGGAAATACGGAATACGCAGAACGGCTAAAGGCCTCATTCCCGGAAATTTTTAATCGGAAAATGCACGAAGTCGTAACGCTGTCTTGGGACAAATTTAAGGGCAGCGGGAAGTGTTGGGTCGCCCGAATCGACCCGGAAACAAAGAAAATACAAGGCTTTCTAAACGCGGAAAGCGTGGAGGCAAGCAATTACAAGGGCGAGAAAACATTCTCTGTGCCCCTCGAAGAGGGCAGCGCATACCATTTCAGGGAGGCCGGCAGCAAGTCGTGCGATCGCAACTACTACAAGATAGTTCGAGCCGGAGTGCTCGAAAATCTTTGATCAACACATTCACCTCAAGGAAGTATAGTTCTCACACTCACACTCACTATCACTCTCTTCACACCATGTCCACACAGTCCACGCCTGCCGACCTGCCAGCAGCGCAGGTAGAATCTGCACCAGCAATCAAACAACATAGCCTGCCACAAGCAGCAGTTTTCAACCCGGCGGCAGAAATGCCCAACACCTCAATCCTCAAGGATGGGGTACCCGGAAATATTAGTATCGCAATTTCCTATCACGAATTTCAACAGGGGGTTGAAACTCGCGGAATCTACATGGGTCTGGTGCCCTATACTTTTTTCTCAAAGTACAGCAACCAGATGGAATGCAGGCCGGCTGCTGTTTTCGTGAACGAAAAGGGGCAGATTCGCCTGAATGCCGCAGTTCTATTTGTAGGCGCGCTGGAAAAATGCGCAGAAAAAACCGCCTTTCTCGCTGTTATGAACGGATTGGTTAAAAAGGGGGACAAATACCTACAGGATTTTGACGTATTCCTGCTGAATTGATGGATACCAAGACGCTCGAACTACTCAGACTGGCCGGGATCGATCCGGCCAGTCTGCCCGATCTGGCCGCGATGCAGCCAGGTACAACAAACTTAGTAGAGGAGGGCCTATCTGATTGGCAACTGGCCAGACTGGGCCGCATTACCGGAAGCAACTTTCATCGAGTCACATTCGACCGCTCAGGCAGCGGGCTGGGTGTAGCCGCAGAAACATACATGTACGAAATATTGGGGGAGTGGCTTACCGGAGTCCCCGCAAGCAACTTCGACGGCAACGCCGCGACGGCTTGGGGGGTGAAGTACGAGCCAGAAGCAATTGCACTCTACGAAAAGAAAACGCGCCGGAAGGTGCAGCGGGGCAAGTTTTTCCGAATGCCCGGAAGCCAACTTATAGGCTGCACGCCAGACGGCGTAGGGCGAGGTTGGGGGCTGGAAATAAAGTGCCCTTACACACCAAAAATGCACATCCGAACACTCCTTTCAGGCCAAGTACCGGAGGAGTACCGCGATCAAGTAAACGGACACATGCTCGTAACAGGAAAAGGAAAGTGCGACTTCGTGTCGTACGACCCGCGCATGAAAGACGAGAAAAACCGCATGGTGATAGTCACCGTGCACCGTGACGAAACCGCGCTGGCGCGCCTCGAAAAACGGCTGCGCCTAATGGAAGATACCGTACTCACCCACCTTTCGAGGTGGGCAATAAACCCATGACATATTGGGACGACTACCAGGTCCGGAAATGCGGGTGAAAACCCAACCCGTCGCGGGTGGCAAGAAGCGTAGCCGAAGACTGGGCGGCTACGAGGTGAGCGGCGGCAGTACTGGCGGGGCGCGAACGAGGGGCAGCCAAAAGCCAGGCTGAATAGTGGCGCAGGTTCTGCACCGTAGGTAATGCAGATTCCCCCATAACCGAGGGGGGCGGGACTGGTCAAACCTACCCCCCCTCTTTTAAAACAGAAACATGGAACGCATACTCGTAATAGACACCGAAACCACCGGCCTCCCGGCCGATATGAACGCGCCGTACACGGATACGGACAACTGGCCGCATATGCTGTCAATCGCGTGGGTGATGTACACTGCTGAAGGAGAACAAATTCGCAGACAGAGTTTCTACATCGGGCCGCGCCCTGGGGTAACCAATAGAGCCATCCACATCAATGGAATCACCGATGAAAAACTGGCTGAAGGAAGCGCAGCCGACATAGTATTGATTGAGTTGGCAATGGAAATGAACAGCGCGGATATGATAATAGCGCACAACGTCGAGTTTGACCGCAACGTGATTGGTGCCGAGTTTGTCCGTGCGGGATTGAGTATGCCCAAGCGCAAATGGTTCTGCACAAAAGAGGACATCGGAAACCTGCTCAACCTGCCACCCTCAGAAGCCCAGCGCAAGTACCGACCAGAAGTCGAGTACAAACAGCCACGCTTGGACGAACTCTACCAGTTCCTTTTCGGGAAACCCGTACCGGGCCGAGAGACACACCACGGAGCCGAACAGGACGCCGCCGCGTGCGCGGCGTGCTACTGGGAGTTGAAAAAACGAAGCCTGATATGACCCTCCTTGTAATCGCAATCGCCTTCTGCGCAGGCTTCACGCTTTGCGGCATACTCCGAACAGGGGCAGACGCAGACAAATAGAAAACGAACATGCTACGCAACCTGCTTTCGTACCCGGAAACCGGGATAAACATCATTTGCCTAATCATTTCCGCCATCGCGCCAGCCCTCGCAATCGGCCCAGCCGTCGGGCTGCCAACCGGAGCGGCAATCGCGCTGGGCCTGCTCGCCGTAATCGGCGCGCAGCGGCACAGCAGTGGCGCCGTGAGGGCCCAGTACCGGGTGGGCGCATGGATCATCCGGCTGGTCGCCGGATGCTTCGAGCAGATGGCCTACCACGATCAGTTTGCCCAACGCCCCACCCTACCATTTGAACTATCCGCGACGGCATGGGCGTGGATCGCAACGACCTTCATGGCCGGCCTCGATCTGTGGGCACTATCCGCAACAAGTGCCAGGGCACGCGCGAAAGCCGAGGCAGAGGCCGAGGCGGAATCCTACGCACGAGTTGCAGAAATGCAGCGCGAAGCGGCAGAAGCCAAGAAGGCCGAGGCCGAGGCCGAAGCACGAAAGCAAATCGAAATCGCCCGGATACAGGCCGAGATGGAAGCCCGGAAAGCGGAAGCCGAGGCAAAAGCAAAAACGGAAACCGCCCGGAAGCGGGCGGAAGCAGAAGCGGAAGCAGCGCGAGCAAGGGCGGAATCAGAAGCCCGGAAAGCGGAAGCCGAGGCGGAAGCCCGGAAAGCCGAGGCGGAAGCAAGCAGGAAGCGGGCGGAAGCAGAAGCGGAAGCCCGGAGGCAGCAGGCGGAAGAGCAGCGGAAGTTGGCGGAAGTTCAGGCGGAAGCGGAACGGAAGCGGACGGAGGCCGACCGGAAAGAACAGGAGTTGGCGGAAGCAAAAAGGGCTGAAAACGAACGAATTACACGAGAACGGAGCGAAGCCGCTCAACGCGAAGCCGAAGCCGCAGCGGAAGCAGACCGGAAGTTCCGCCAAGCCGAGGCGGAAGTTGCCGCCGCTTCCGCCCAAAAACGGAAACGCTGGCAGGAAGCGGGGGCGGAAGAGAAAAGGGAAATCGTGAGTAAAGCGGAAGCCGAAGCCGAAGCAATGCACGGACGGAAGCCAACGAAGGCGGAAGTTGCAGAAGTTATCGGTATTTCAGATAGGGCGTTACGTGAATTCAGCAATAACCATTCACCACAAAAACAGGCAGCATGAAAAAACTCTGGTGCTGTTGCCAACGACGCGATTCATTCTTACTCGACCCTTTGGAACTCCATCAACGGCCCCAGCGCGTGGGACATAAACCCATGGGTTTGGGTCATCACTTTTAAAATAAGAATTCACTAACATTGTTCTATTTCACACTATTTTAGAAAGGGGGGGGCTGGCACAAAGCCAGCCCCCCCTTTTTCTCTATCTGGACAGGTGCCAGAGGGCCAGAACGTAGAGCCGCAGCACACGCAGCCACCGAGGCCAGGCGCGGTGCCCATTCCGAAATCGAAATCGGGGCGGAATACTGTCGAGCGGGCTACACATCGCGCAAAGAAAAACCCCGGCCAGCAAATACTGACCGGGGCTCACCAAAACCCAAAAAACTAAAACAACAGTGCGTAGACGAAGTAAAAGCCAAGCCACCACGCCACAGCCACGCTGGCCAGCGTGACAAAGGCAAACCGGCCAAACACGCGGCTCTCGTCATAGGCCGCGGGCGACAGGTTTCCGAGGCTATAAGCCGCCCCGAAAAGCAAGACCCTGGACACAAACCGGAAGAGATGATAGGCGTCAGAGCCGATTACCTCAACCGTCCCGGCCCAAAGGCCGGCCTCCTTGTTGTCCCAAGATAGGGCCGGATTCCACCAGTACGGGTTGGCACTCGGAAACCTGTCCTGAAAGGAAGAATAGTGATGCGTGATCGTCTCCACAAACCCGTCGGCCGCTGCGGAAAGCAGCACGAGTAGAAGCGAGAATGCGAGAAACCCTTTGTACGCAGAGAGTGTAAGCATGGATGCTGATTTGGGTGAAATACAAAGGGGGGTGGGGATTAAAGAGAACTCCGAAAAGCAGAAAGCCTACTCGCTACGGCGAAAGAACTGCGCCCAGATAAAACCAGCAAGAGCCACAATTGAATTGAGCGCGAGGGCCCAGTTGCGGGCCGTGAAGGCGTCTACCACGTCCTGTCCCCGAGAGGCCAGCCCCGTCGCCATCTCTACATCGGGCGTATACCCGAAATAGATGAAAACCGAGAGCACCAGGGTGGCAACGACAACGATGAGGAAGGGTTTTTTCATAGAGGATGTGAGTATGAGTGTGAGTGTGAGTAAGTAAGAATGAATCTATTTCCGCCGCCTATCGGAGGACGAATGGCTTGCCTCCATGGTCGCCTGCAGTACCGCCAACTGAACAGCCAGCAATTCCCGCTGCACATGACAGTCCTTCACTTCTTGCTCGAGGGCCACAATACGCTGATTTGTGTCCCTCATCGTGTGCAAATTCCACCAAGACAGCCCCACCAAGCCAAAGGTGGAGAACAGCAGCGAAAATGGTTGCTTTTCTAATGCTTTTAGAAAAATAGCCGACAATTCCATGAAAAAATTGGTGAACATCCAGCCTGATTTACAAGCCAGATGGGCGAAAAGTGGGCCAGTTTAAGGGTAGACGCGGATTTCAATAGGAGTGTAAACCAAGCCGTTATCTCCATTTACGTCCATCACCCGAACCGTGTTGGCACTAATATTTGCGAGGGAGTATATTCCTTGAGGCCCATTGTCGCCGTAAGGAACTATTGTCATCCAAGTCTTACCGACCGTAAATGCACCTGACAGCGTGGCGAGGTAGTCTCCGCTGGCTGTGTAACTCCACACCACCGTGCCCCCCAACGTATTTTCCAACACCGTCGCAACGGGCGCAGAGGTGCCGGACTGAGTGAGGAGGGCGGTGTAGACCTTGTAGTTTTCGCCGACGCGGACGAAACCAGAGCGATTTGGAAGGCTAAACGTCCTATCAACCGTCAACTCACCGGCTTCTATCACGCCCGCAAACTCGTTGTCATTTTTGACATTGACGGTATTGGCGATAATAGAAAGTGTGGTTTCATTCCCAGCCAACGCAACCTGTTGCAGTGTTGGAGAGCCACCCGCCGCCAAACTGTCCGAAATCAAACCCTTGACGCTGCCAAAGTCCACCAGAGAGCGGTCGTTGTACGTCGCAGAATAGTCGGAAGAATACTCCACGCCTCTCGGCGTGGCCCGCACGTCCCAAAACTTGAAGCCGTTGGTGGCGCCTGACTGGATGAGCGTGTAGGCGGTAGTAGGTTCCAGCCGGACAGTGTAACCGGGCGAAACCATCTGAATGTATGCGTCGTCCGCCTGAGCGCGAAACTGATAGCCGGGAGTGCCGAGAATTGCACCGCTGCCTTGCAGGTTCAGGTTGCCGCCAAGTCCAGCGGAGCCATAGTCACCAAGGAGGATTTGTCCCGATGCTCCGGAGTTCATACGGAAGCCGTTGGTAGCAGTGGCTACGGTGGAGGCTGGGACAGTGCCGCTGCCCTCGTAAATGCCGCCTTCGCCAACGTCCACACTCCATGTCCCGCCGCTGCCAGAAACGGTAATGCTGCCCTTGTCGCCGTCCGCCACCGTTCCCACCACCCGCGTCCAAGCCGCGCCCGTCCATTGGTACAGGATTTTGTTGGTTTTGTCGTAGCGGAGCCACGAGCCGTAGGTGCTGGGCGCGCCCGATGGAGTGCCAGTGGTGTGCGGCACCGCCGAGGTGTTGGTAATGGTTTGGGCGCGGGCCAGAGAGAGTACGAGAAGCAGTGGGAAAAGGAAAAGTAGTTTTTTCATGTGTTGCGTGTAAGTTACGAGACGCGGACAAGTGTATCGGCAGGGTAGGTGTCGTGGCCCACAGCAGCCCAATAAGCATCGCCAGTCGCCAAACCGTCGGCAATTGCATCCGCGTCCGATGCGTAAGAATTAAGCAGCCCCAGCCCAAAAGGTACAGTCGTAAATGGCGCAGGGTAGCCAGAGTTGTTCCCGACACGGACGAGGGTGCCAGCAGGCACAGAATCGCTGCCCGGCAGCACCCAGTACGGCATCCCGATTTCGAGGCCAGCGGCCACCGCCTCGTCGTCGTTAACGTAGGCAGGGAGGCCCATCAGATCGGCGGAAACCGTAGAAAACGAGGGGCTTTTCGCATGAACGAACAGCAGTTGCTTGCCAGGCAGCCGAGCAGGTTGATACCAGTAGTAGGTAAGGCCCTTCCAGACAAAAGACCATGTGCGCCAAGA